TACGCGGATACCCTTTGCCGTCTAGACGGTGGGAAAGACCACAAACAAATTGATCAACAATTTCAGCTGAGAAATAACCAATACATTTCTTTAATTAACAATGGCACAACAAGCCACGACCGCTAATGCTAACGGTCCTATTTATGGAGGTGCCGATAACGGTGCCATTACAAATGCAGGAACCGCAGCAGAGCGGCGAGCCCTATATCTCAAGCTCTTTTCAGGCGAGATGTTCAAAGGGTTCCAACATAACACAATCGCTCGTGATCTAGTCACGAAGCGTACCCTCAAGAGCGGCAAGTCATTGCAGTTCATCTACACGGGTCGCACCAAGAGTGAGTTCCATATTCCTGGACAGAGCATCTTAGGTAATGACGAGAAGTCGCCACCAGTAGCAGAGAAGACCATCACTTGTGATGATCTCCTCATTTCCAGCGCGTTCGTTTACGAACTCGATGAGACGCTAGCACACTATGATCTGCGTGGAGAAATCTCCCGTAAGATCGGCTACTCTCTTGCAGAGAACTACGACCGTAGGATCTTCCGCGCCATTACTAAAGCTGCACGTCAACCTAGCCCAGTTACTATGACTGGATTCGTTGAACCAGGTGGAAGTATGCTCAAGGTTGGTAACGACACGAGTACTGATAAGCTAGATGCTTATGATTCTACTAAGCTTGTCAATGCATTCTATGATGCTGCTGCTATCCTTGATGAGAAAGGAATCAGTGGTGATGGACGAGTAGCTGTACTTAACCCAAGGCAGTACTACGCATTGATCCAGAATGTATCTTCTAATGGTCTAATCAACCGTGATGTACAAGGTTCAGCTCTTCAGAGTGGTAACGGCATCATTGAAATTGCAGGCATCAAGATCTACAAGTCAATGAACATTCCGTTCTTCGGTAAGTTCGGTACTGATCCTACAGTAAACCGTGCTAACTATGACTCCGATGATAACTTCGGATCATTTGTTGGTGAGGCTATGGGTGATCAAGAACAAGCTGCTAACAGTGGTACACCTGCTGGTGGACAGAAGACAATTAACAACTATGGTACGGCTACCAAGTTCGCTAACTCTTGCGGACTTATCTTCCAGAAGGAAGCAGCTGGTGTAGTTGAAGCTATCGGTCCTCAAGTACAGGTAACTAGTGGAGACATCTCAGTAGTATATCAAGGTGACGTAATTCTCGGGCGTTTGGCCATGGGAGCGGACTTCTTGAATCCTGCTGCTGCTGTTGAATTAGTTGCTGGTATCAATACCGCAGATGGCACAACTGGATGGGACGGATCTGGTACTGTATCTACATCTATCAGTAACGCTGCATTCACTTAAACTATATCTTATAGTTTTATACACGGGGAGCTTCGGCTCCCTTTTTTTATTTATACATTATGCCTATTCCTTCAACTAACGCTTCAGAAGAACTACCTGCTGTTAACGAGATCCTGGCGTCAGTTGGTCAGGCGCCTGTAACTTCTTTAGACCAAACCAACCCGGACGTTGCGATTGCATATAATACTCTACTGAGAGTGTCCAGAGAAGTTCAGTCAGAAGGCTGGAGTTTTAACAAAGAACTGAGTGTAACATTCAGTCCTGATAGTACAACAAAAGAAATAGAAGTATCAAATGATATACTTCAAATCGATCTAACACATAACTCTTCTTCATATAAGCAGGATTCAATATTAAGGAGAAAGCCTGGAGAATCTACTAGAAAATTATACGAAAAGAATAACCATACATATGAATGGACAGGGGATGTAAAGTGTGATGTCACATATGAATATCCTTGGATCGATCTACCTATACCTATTCAAGACTACATTGTATCTAGAGCAGCAACAGTTGTATCTAGTAGAATTGTAGGTGACGGACAGCAGTACCAAATGCTGCAACAGAAAGAACAACAGGCTAGGGCTGTAGCACTAGAGTATGAGACCAATCAAGGTGACTATACATTCTTTGGACACCCTCAAGGACAGAACTACTACAACAGCTACCAACCTTATCACGCATTGTATCGCTAATGGCAGCAGTAACACAAGCAGTCACTAACTATCTTGGTGGCGTATCAAAACAAAATGATAGAAAGAAACTACCTGGTCAAGTGAGGGAAGCTTTAAATGCTTTACCTGATCCTACGTTTGGATTGAGGAAGAGGCCAGGTACAAAATATATTTCAGATTTAAAATGGAATAGTACAACATGGACAACTACTAAACCTAAGTGGTTTTATATAGATAATGATGAAACTGACAAGTATATTGGATGTATAGATAAACATAACATCACTATCGACGGCACAGCAACAGATGTAGGTTTCCCTAGGGTATGGCATACTAATGGTACTGAATGTGCTATTACTCATATTGCTGTAGGTGGTATATTACCTACTGCATATTTAGATCCAACAAATAATGCATATGATTATGATGTACTAACTGTTCAAGCAACTACATTTATTACAAATAAGAAGAAGACAGTTGATACACGAGCAGCTACAACATACACAGCTAAATCAAAAGGTACTATATTTATAAAGCAAGTTAAGTATAGCACATCTTATGGTGTAAAAATTACTATTGATGGTACAGACTATGAGCCATCAGCACATGTAACTATCAACGCACAGAGTGAAGTTACAGGTGATACTGAGTTAACTAACACTGCTGAGAGTATCGTCAATACTCTTAAAACTAACATTGAGGCAGTAACATTACCTGGTAACATGACTGTTACTAAACTTCCGACATCTTTAGAGTTATCTTTTACAGCACCTACAGTAACTAAAACACCTACTGGTAATGGAGGAAGTGCTGGTACTGATAGTACATATACTAATGTAGCAACTACTACAGGTGGTAGTGGTTCAGGTTTGACAGTAGATGTTAAAGTAGAGTCAGGTGTAGCAACTGAAATCACAGTAAATACTGGAGGTAAGGACTATGCAAAAGATGATGTTATTACTATCGCTAAAGCTAATGTCGGTAATACTGCTTCAGATGTAACAACAACCATTGCAAGTATTGAAAGTAAAGGATTTGATATTGTAGCTATTGACAACCAAGGCAGTAGCACAATGGTAGCCTTTAACGATGAAGTATCTAACCAAACAAAAATACCTGATCAATCTATTGCTGATAGAGTTGTAAAGATAAACAATACTGCACAGGTTAAGGATGCTTACTATGTTAAATTTACACCAGACAATGGTACATCAGGTACAGGATATTGGACTGAAGGTCTAGGCCCAAATATGTCTCCAGGATTAAAAGGGGAGACAATGCCACACACCTTACTAAGAACTGGACAATATGCTTTTAACTTTCAACAAGCTTTAACTTCTGCAGGTGTTAGTTCTTGGGGTGATCGTTTAGTAGGAGATGATGAAACAAATAAACATCCATCATTTGTGAATGGTAATATTGCACAGACATTCTTCCATAACAATAGATTGGGTGTGTTGACTGCAGATAATGTAGTCATGAGTAGAGCGAGTGAGTTCTATGAATTTTATAATCAATCAGCTTTAACTGCTTCTGACTCAGATCCTATCGATGTTAACACTTCAAGCATTAAACCTGCAAAACTTCATTCAGTATTACCAACAGCACAAGGTCTCGTACTATTCAGCTCTCAGCAGCAATTTATTATGTTTGCTGATTCTAAAATACTTACACCCGGATCAACGGTTATACGTGGTGTTTCTAACTATGAGATTGATACAACAATACATCCTGTAGAGGTTGGGACCGCTGTTACATTTGTAAGTAAGACACCTAGTTTTACTAGAGTACACAGTATTAATACTAGAGGTAATGAAGAGAGTCCACTAATCCAAGACATTGGTAAGGTTGTATCTGAATGGATACCTGAATCAATAGATAGTTTGATAACTAGTCCACAGAACCAGATGATTGCCCTATACGGTAGGACAGATCCACATGCATATTTCTATAAAACTCACTTTGTCGGTGATAGGAATATCATGCAAGCTTGGTTCAGGTGGAAGATGCCAGGTAATGTAGAGTTCATACACATTGCTAAAGATGTGATGTGGACAGTGATTAATGATGGTACTAATAAGGTACTACTTAAATCTAACATTAGTAAATCAGCTGATGATGATGTCCTACAAACACAGGATGGTCAGTATGTGAATCCACATATGGATATGTTCTCATACCCAACAGCAGCAGGTAAAGTAGAACTTGTAGATGACTCTGGTACGCCAGATACTGAAGGAGAGAATACTAGGATTGAACTACCATTCACACATATATCCGGTTTAACACCTGTCATACTAATCAAAGGTACTGGTGTAACTGAATCAGGATTCACTACAACACCAACTGTAAGTGGAACTGGACCGTACTATTTCACAGTATCTAACAAAGATTTAAAAACCAACACAACATATACTGACATAGCTTTAGGTTATCAATTTGAATATGACATTGAATTACCTAAAACATATTTCAAACTAACACCAGATGGCACACAGTATGACTATTCTGCTAGCTTAACAATTTCTAGAATGAGGTTTGCAGTAGGTTTATCTAGTGGACTTGGCTTTAAATTGAAGAGAAAGGGTCACACTGGACCATCTAAGGAGTACACAGGAGATGGCTCTACAGTCGCCTTTAACGTTGACTTCCCACTCAAACAAGAAAATGGTATCGTAGTTAAATTAGATAATGCTAAGCAAGCTTCTAGTACGTACTCAGTGACAACTACAGATACAAGTGCAACCGTTACATTTAACTCAGCTCCTAATGGTGAAGTTAATAACAATGATAACAGCACAACTCCAGCACAGAAGATATTAATTACCACAGACACATGGTACGATGTACAGACTGTATTAGAAGCTGATCAGTATTTAGCTGATGATGTACCTATGACAGAAGAAGCTGTATTTACATTACCTATACATCAACGATCAGATAACTTTGACTTAAGAGTCTACAGTAATTCCCCATTCCCTGTTGCTCTCTCATCTATGATGTGGGAGGGACAATATTCACCACGTTATTACAAACGAGTTTAAACCAATGACCACCCCTAGACATTTCACAATAGTTGAACCGGATGATGCTACATTTATTTGGCATGAAGTCAGACCTTTAATTGAAAAAGCCTTAGAATATAATTATTTAGGTAGCATGACATCAGCTGATGCATTAAGATTAGTACTTAATCACAGGCAGCAGTTATGGATAGGTGTGGAAAAACCTGATAATATATTCCTAGCTCTATTAACAGAAATAGTACCATACCCTAAACATACCGTATTGCGTATCGTAACTTTTGCTACGGCAACAGGTCATGATATGGATAGTTGGTATCATTACTTAAGTCACATAGAGGACTTTGGTAGGGCTAATAATTGTACTGCTTTAGAAGCTTGGACACGGAAAGGTTTAGCTGAGAAACTTAATTGGGAACATGAGTATGCAGTAATAACTAAAAACATACAATCAAAACAACCTAGAAAACGTAGGAGAAGAACTAAAACAAATGGATAGTTTTGAATGGTTTGGTGATATAGGGAATCAACAATTTGATTCTCTAAAACCTCCAGGCGATATACAAAGGGAAACCTTTAACACTGCACACATGGGATTAGAATCCTTCGGTGGTGGCGGTGGTGGCGGTAGTAATGATGCTGCTGAAGACCAAATAGAGTTCCAAGAAGAGCAAATAGAAGCTCAATATGACTGGGCTGTAGTAAGAGAAAACTATGATTGGGAGAACTTAAATCGTGGCGCTAAGGATGCATTAGTACGTAACATCATAACTCGATATAAGCAGGAGGAGAATCTCCGGTATAAAGAGCAAGGTATGGTGGATAAGTATAATCATGAAAATGCTATGCGTGAGCACCGTTTCAACACTGAGATGGAAGCTTACAATAGAAGTGAGCGTTTATACGAGAAGCAAGTTAACTATAACATGATGCAAGCTAAGCTGTCTTACGAGGCAGAAGAGCAGGTAACACATGACCGTTATATGAAGCTTGCATTCGATACAGCTAAAGCTGGCTCTAAACATTCCCAAACACAGTATAAATCTGAGCAGCAGCACGGAATACTGCAGATGCAGAGGGATAGTAAGCGGGCAGAGATAGGCTTCAGTTTGACTGACATGTATGTCAAGAAACTACAAGCTAAAGGTCAGGTTGCTGCTAAAGGTCAAGCTGGACAAAGTACTGAAAAGCAGATACAATCAGTTATTGCAGCTGAAGGTAGAGCACATGCAGGTATGTTAGATAAGCTGACTAGATCAGATGAGATGTTTAATGCTCAACTCTATGGTGTAGATAATGCTATACGTTATGAGAACTATAACTATAGTGTTACAAAAGATGAGTTATCTGAGACAAAGAAAAGTATTACAAAGAGATATAATACTAGATTAAAACAAATTCAACATAAAGAATATGGTGCTAATTTACAAGCAGAATCAAAACGTAGGTTTAAGCCTAAATTAGGACCATCTATACCTATACCTAGAGCATTACCTAGAGGTATTGTATTAGATCAACCTCCCCTTGTACGTGGACCAGCACCTATTAAAGGTGCAGTATACCAAGGATCAACAGGAGGTGGAGGTGGAGGTAGTTCAACAGGTGCTATTATTGGTGCAGTTGGTGGATTAGCGACAGCTTCGGCTGCACTACCAATGGTTGGATCAATGATGGGACCAATCGGAATGGGAATAACCGCAATTGGTATGGCAGGTTCATACTTTGATTGGTGGTAAACGTACACTTCTACGGAAGGAAATTTAATTAATGGCTTTTACAAGTTATGCACAGTCACGTCAGTTTGAAACAATTGACGTACAGACTAATGCAAATATACAAGCTTTTTTACAAAGCAGGAAATTCGGGGCAGATCAACTTGCTCAGAATCAGAGGGTAGGTGAGTCGTTTGCGAACACTTTCTACCAATCAAAATTAGAATCAGATAGAATAACTGCTCAAAGTATACGCGATGTTCAGAAGTTTCAAGATGATTATCAAGCGTATTTATTTAAAGCAGAGAAGCAGAAGTATGATGTTCAGTTAGAAAATCTAAAACGTCAGCAGCCTAAATCAAGGGCTGCTATGGCGGATAAAGCCCAAAAGGAATTAGGTGGTTTAGGTGGTATCCTTGAGATGGCACCTAAATTCGCACAGATGATAACTGGGGTAATAGAGGAGAAGAACGCTGCTGACTATAAACACGGCATACAGTTAATAGATAGTGTTAGAGCTACTACTGGTCAAGTCGCAGACCTACGTAATATAGAAGGTGATCTAAAAGATCAACATGGTAATTACGTCAAAGCTGCACAAGTACTAATAGATCAAGGTGCTTCAGAAGAGCAAGTTCTACAGATCAGAAGTGCAAGTGGGTGGACTCACTACGGTGTAATTAAATCAGCTTTCCTCAATAGTACACCTTTATTTCACCAAGAAATACTAAACAGAGCTGATGAGGAATTTGATCTAGGTGAGACATCACTTACTTTAAATCAAGCTAAATCTTCTGGTAATGTATCTGCAGTAAATGCTATACTATCTCAAATACGAGGGCAGTTTGCAGCTAGTACATTTGATGAGTTAGGTATTGGCATGCCTAACCATGCGTTAGCTTCTGAGTTTTTTAAAGAACTAGATAAAGTACAAGATGCTTATTTAAATGATACATGGAGAACTGCACAAGACCAAGCAGGAGAGATTAATAAACAGCATGAATCTATTGAAGTAGAAAATGCGATGAGTACCTATGCTGATAAGGGTTACTCAAATCCATTAGCAGCTTTTGATGGAGAAGTTATCAGTGCATATAATGATCCAAATAATAAACATTGGAGAGCAGCAGCTTGGAATAAAAACTGGGAGTATGTAAAAGCTTGGGCTAAGCATGAAGATACACCTATCGATCAGGTTGAAGATTCATTAAACTATACCTTTACTAATGAACATGGTAAGGAAATACCATTAGGTATGGGTAGACAGAATGATTTAAGAGGAGTAATTGAGCAACGTAGACAAGCTGAAACAAGGAAAATACGTGCTTTAGATACTGCTAGAGATAACGCAAGGGAACAAGCTTGGAATCAGTATGAACAGATGATAGCTTCACAAGGTTTAAACAATCAAGCTAAGATTGAATTATATCAAAGTGAAGATGATCCTTGGTTAAAGAAGAAAATACTGTCAACTATAACAGACCCTGTACCGGATGCAATTAGTAAAATTAATTCAGTACCATTACAGAATGCGTTAAGGAATAATACACTTACAACTGAGATGGTTAATAATGCAAACATCTCAGATGCACAAAAACAATACTTCTTAAATCAAAAAGGTATTGATGATCCACATCCTACTGAACAAGCTGAACTAAGCACATATGTAGGAACAATGTTGAAGCAAAGGATCGGCATTGAAAGTGCAGAACAATTAGTTAATTCTGAAGATAGTCTACGGACTGCTACTGCACACATAACTGAACAAGCTATGGCTAAATTCTCTGCCAGATACCATGAGGTTGGAGCTGCTCAAGCTTTGAAAGAAGCTAAGCTCTGGGCTAAAGAAGAAATGGCAGAATTAGATATTACACCAGCTAAGTATGATCAAACCTCTAAACAATGGGTTGGGGGAACAATCTCTCAATATACCTTAGATGGTAAGTACACTGCACACCAAGACTCTAGGGCTTTAATGAGAGATGCTTTCAATAAAGATAAAGAGTTTTACAAACACACACCACTAGACACTGTAACAGATTTTGAAGAATTACGCACTACTCTTGCCGCTGGCAGGCCTTACATGGACCTTGTCAACAGTAAATTTCCTTGGGTCCGTTATTTAAGTGATGGCCTATATAACGGACAAGTGAAAGTTGAAGAGATCCTAGAAGCTCAAGCTAAGTTAGCTGGAGTTGATCTTAAGTTTCCTGAATATGCTTTACCATCAGAATCAAACTTAACACCTGATTTACAAAGACAGGTGAAGGTTATAAAAAGCCAGTTTGATGACAACTTACAACAGGTTCAAGCACGTAGATTGCAAGTAGCATTAGATCCTACAAACAACACTACTGAACCATGGAGACAAACATTCACTGGTGCTGATTACACTAGATCTACTGCTGACACAGCAAATCTCAGATCTACAACAGAGTCAGGTCAATCTAACTTTATCACTATCAAGCAAAGGGCACAGATACTATTAGATGTTGGATTCCCACAAGAAGCTATACCAGTTATGATAGCAATCAGTGCTGGTGAGTCTGGAGGTGATGCTGGTGCCCACAACCCCAATGCTAGTACAGGTGATAACTCATATGGGCTGTGGCAGATTAATATGCTAGATAGCTTAGGACCAAGCAGGAGAGCTGCTTATGGTCTAATTAGTAACAGGCAATTATTTGATCCTATTACAAACGCTAAAGCAGCACTAGCTCTTTATCATAGTCAAAACAGTTTAAATCATTGGACAGTTTATTCTAATGGTTCATATGAGCAATATCTACCAGAAATTATGCAAGCATTACAAGGAGGGCAGTAATGGACGAAGAACAGATTTACTACCCTGATCCAGAAGTGGATGAACAGATAAGACAGAATCAAGCTGAGTTTGAAGCTGTTCAAAATCAACAAGCTGCTACTGAGCAAGAAGCTCGAATGCAGGAAGAAGCAATACAACAGCAACAGGCAGCTGAAGCAGTTGAGCAACCAAGTATTGAAACTCAAGTAGCAGAGAAGGAGAAAGAGAGTGTAGGATTCCTAGATGCATTCAGCCACATGGTTGACCCACTAGGTGCACTGAGTGAAGAGGATAGGAAAGCTGCTGCAGAATTAAAAGCAGCACCTGTTCTAGGAGTAGGTGACACTGCTGTAGGTTTTGTTAACTGGGCTACACAAGGTAACTTAGGTACGGATGATCTACAGGAGCAATGGAATAAAACATCACCAAGTAGTGATAACCCATTCATAGAACTTTCACGAAAGATCTCAGGTCTTTTAATACCTTCATTCGTAGTACCTGGAGCTGTTATACCTAGGGTAGCAGCACTACCTGGTGCTGCCAAACTACCAGGTGCTATGCAGTTCTTAGGATCTGCTGCTGCTAGATTAGGTATTGACACAACAATCCTAGCTTCATCTAGCTCTGCTACAGATGAGAACTTAGCACAGACATTTGGTGATTACTTTGGATGGTATGCACCTTGGTCTACACAGGACGGCGATAGTCCTGATGTACGTCGTAAGTTGAATATGCTAGAGAATGTATATATGTTAGCACCGTTTGAAATTGTTGGTGGTATATTCAGGTATAGATCTGAAGTTAAAAATATGCTAACTAAAGGTGCTGGTAACTTACTAACTACTGATGATGTAGCGCAGACTGGTGTACTACCTGCAAAGACAGCTATACGTTATGATTCCAGTTCAGTTGTAATAGCTAAAACAGATGAAGGTGTAGAAGTTCTAGCAAGAAATATTGATGATCTTACAAATCAACAGATGCATCCAGATCTCCAAGCTATCGATCAAGAGATAGTTGCACTAGGACCGACTTACGAATGGGGTGAAGCAGCCGAACTAAGAGCAGCTGAGCTACTAGAGATGCGTAAGAGGATACAGGTCGATATTGATGACATGGATCCACTGACTAAAGCTGCTACTAAGACAAGGAATGCAAGAAACAAAACTCTAAGAGACGAGGCTGTAGAGATTATAGCTGACGATCCTATGGGTGAGAAGGGCTTCAATCCTATTGTAAATGATCCTGCTCTAGCATCACAACGAGCTGTAACAAATGCTGAAGGTGATGTATTAGGTGCAGTGTTAGATCATGATAGGATCGTGAATTCTATCAATACAGTTAGAGGACGAGCTAGGGCTGCACTACCTACAAAAGGTATGAGAGCTTTAGTGAGAGCTACAAAGGCTGGAGAACGTAGTGACTTACTAGAAGAAGTAGGTGCTAAAATACCTAAGCAGATAGAAGCTATCTATGAGAATAAATGGAAGCGTAGTGCTGCTGATTTACAGGATACTGTCAACTCCTTAGTCTACAACATGTATAATTTAAATACAGTTGAGATGTCTAAAGCTTTGAATAAAGTACGAACCAATATACAAGAAGGCTATCAAGCTGGTTTCTTAGATGATGAATCATTTGTCTCTTACTCACAAGCATTCAGGCGAGTATTCGATGAAATGTTTGATCCAAAACGTGTTCAAGCTTCAGCAGTAGTTACTAAACAAGCTGCTGATTCTGTAGCAGATGCGGCACATGCTGCTGTTGTTATGGATGACACAATTGATACTACAAGGTTAATGGATAATGCACTAGCTAATATGGAGCTAGTCAATGCTGAGCTGCGTGCTAATAGATTCCTTTGGGGTTACCAAGGTAGAGTCTTGAACATGGCTAAGCAGAAGAATCCAAGAGCACTGCACGAAATGCAGCAGATGGTCGATCAGTTCGATCAAGTGCTACAAGCTGAGAAGCAAAAAGGTTCTGTTGTTGTAAACAGTTTAAGAGAGATTAATAAAAACAATCCTCAATACTTGAATGCATTTAAGAAAGCTTATGACCTAACTGACGGTAATGTAGATGAATTGTACAAACTACATAGGTGGGCAGAGAATAAGATCGGTCTAATTAAGAAAGGATTTGTTGACGGTAATCCAGAAGTACCTAGTTTAGTTATACAAGGTATTCATGGTATACGTTATAACAGCTTCCTTAATGGTAGAGCACCTGTCAGGGCTTTGCTAGGTAATACTATTCTGACTATGGCTAAGCCTATTTCAGCATTTGCTGGAGCTGGTGTTAGAGGACGCTACGGCGACTTTAAACGTGCTTGGGCTACATACAGTGGAGTTACAGAGAACTTCCAAAGAGCTATAAAACACATGGCTTCAGAGTGGGATTACGTAAGAACTAATCCTGAACTAGCAATGACTAGAGGACGTGCTGACATTAAGTGGGCACAAAGTGACCAGTTTGAAGCTATGGAATCTATGGCTGACGGATGGAGAGCTGAAGGTAAGGTTGGTAAAGTAGCAATGCTTAACTTTGCTAAGCTAACTAGTCGGTACAATAGTAATCAGTTTGTACGGTGGGGTGTAAATGCTCTACAATCAATCGATGGATTTACGAATTCAATGATGGCTACTGGTACTGCTAGAGCTAAAGCTTATGATAAACTTATGGCATCTGCTAATGGTTCATTCAGTCAAGAAGCATTCTTAGAGACAGCTGATACTTTATACAGAAACTCCTTTGATGATACTGGTCTATTAACTGACGAAGCAGCTAAGTTTGCTGCTAGTTCTATTGCACTTAACTTAGATAATAAAGTTGTATCAGAATTAGAAAAGATTATAGCACGTGCTCCTGCTTTAAAACCTCTATTCTTGTTCCCTAGAACAGGTGTAAATGCTCTTGAAGTGGCTTGGTCATTCAATCCATTATCTGCTTTAGGCATGGCACAGGGTAGAGCAAGACAGTTATTTAGAGCCAGAACAGCTGCTGAAAAAGCTGCTGTATTAAGAGAGCATGGTATACATGAATTCACTGATATAGCTTTTGAATCACTTAAGAATGAGTATGTAGGCCGTCAAGTAATGGGATCTCTAGTGGTTATGGGTGCTGGTATGTTCGCCTCACAAGGTGGATTGACTGGTAATGGTCCTGTAGGTGCTCAAGAGAGAAGAGACATGCAATCCTTAGGATGGAAACCTATGTCAATTAGGAATCCATTCACAGGTAAGTGGCATAGTTACAAAGGTTTAGAACCATTTGATAAGATATTAGCTACTGTTGCCGATGTTTGGTATGAATCAACTCGTGTAGATAGTACTATCGTTGAAGAATGGTATCAAAAACTAGCCTGGTCCTTAGGTGCAAACGTATCTAATTCTACATTCATGAGTGGATTACAACCACTTGTTAGCCTATTAGGTAGGGATGAGACAGCTTGGAATCGATTCATTGCTCATGGGCATATTGATCCAACAATCCCATTTGCATTCTCAGGTGTACGAAGTATGTTGAATGAAGCTATCGGTCCTCAACTAAAGGATGTTCAGAATGACATAGGTAGTTACATACAAAACAGAAGTAAATTCCTATTCAGTCAGAGTGGACCAGAGGCAGAGTTAGTAGATCAAATCGATGTATATACTGGAGAACGTATTAACTATGTAGATCCTCCTACATCTTGGATCAATGCTATGATGCCAGTCTTTAAACAGAATGGTGGTATGGAACCATGGAGACAGTGGCTAGTTGGCACTGGTTGGGATGGTTTACATAAGATGAGAATGAATAGAGATATCCCAGGTAAACCTTTAGAACCAGATGAACGCTGGTTTATTAATACTTGGGTAGCTAAGAATGCTGGACTTAAGATCCAGATAGAAGAATTAATGAAGATCGATCAAGATCCAACTGATGCTAGATCTTTAGCATATTATAAAAAACATCTACGTTCTCAAGGTCAAGATAAATTCCCAGTTGGTAAAACATTCATACATGACAGATTGACAAAGATTCATAATGAAGCATTCAAGCACGCTTGGGCTGCATTAAGACTTGAAAGACAGACTACCAGACCTCACGGTATGTTAGAAGGTCATAAGAGAGATCTAATGAAACAGGGCATGTATAGGGAAGCATCGAAGACGCAAGAACAAATAGAGGATCTGATTAGATTACAGACACCAATTACTGAAGTGAACTAATGGCTACAGTTACTGAAAAATTACACGATGGGAATACAAGTGCAGCCACCACATATAGTTTCCCATTCCAATATATAAAATTAACCGATGTTAAAGTGGAGGTCTTAGAAGGATCTCCCCTTGCATGGGTATCAAAAACTAAAGATACAGACTATGAATTCCCTACAGCCACTACAGTAAAATTCAAGGATACTAAAACACCACCTGCTGGAACTGATAATGTAAGAATATATAGAGAGACTGATAGTGCAAAACTGACGGGTAGCTTCTACCCTAATGCTGCTATCAGATCTCAAGATTTGAATGAAAACTTTAACCAAGGTTTGTTCTTATCACAAGAAACAGAAAATGATTCTGACACTGCTTTAAGTTACTCAAGAGAATTAAATACCACAACAGGTGTGTGGAAGACAGCTATCGGTGAAGCGGCTGCTGCAGTGATTACAGCTGATGCAGCAGATGCAATTGCTGATGGAGCTAAAGTATCGGCAGATAATGCTATAGAAGCTACTGATGCACTAGTTGGAAAGAAAGATTCAAGTGGTAACTGGTATGCTAGAGGACATGGTTCAGGTGGTACTGACTCTGAAGGAAACGCCTCTACTGAAGATGGTGTTGGTAAAGCATTGGCTGATTCAGCAAATGCTGTAAGCGTAGCAACCGCAGCAGATAATATTGCAGATGATGCACTAGCTAACTCACGTACAAAAACTGATGGTTCAGAGGCTATCACAGCACCTGGTACATACACAAGTGCTATTTTTCTAGCTGATCAAGCGGATACAAATGCAACTACAGCACTAAATAACTCAAGGAACTCTGCTAGTCCACCAGTATCTGCTATTTCTATTGCAGAAGATGCTGCTACAGATGCTGCTACAGCTTTAAGTAACTCAAGAAATACTGCTAGTCCTCCTGTTTCAGCTATTTCTATTGCAGAAGATGCTCTTGATAACTCACGTAAATCTGATGGTGCTACACCTCCAGTTTATACATCTGCTATCGACGTTGCTGATGCAGCTACTGTAACAGCAGGTAATGCAGTCGATACTGCTGACGCAGCTGTTGTTACAGCTAATACAGCAAGTGCTAACGCTACAGCAGCACAGAATGCAGTAACTAATGCAGAACTGTTTACACCATATGCAACAGTAAGTGATATTCCTGCTAATAATATCTCTTCTATTACTGTAACTGCTGGTGGTAGTGTATATGAAAGCGTACCTACAGTTACTATTACTAATACAACAGGTAGTACAGGAAGTGGAGCTATAGCTACAGCTGTATTAACAGATGGTGTTGTAACTTCAATTACAGTTAATACTCCAGGTAATAACTATACTAATGGTGCTACTGTAGCTATTGCTGCAAGCACAGGAACTGATGGAACTGACGCTACTGCATCAGCAGTCTTAGGACCGTTGAATGAAGATAAAGCCGAGGTTGCTGATTCAACTGGACTTGAATCCTTCACACCACTTACAGGAATACCTGCAGGTTTTGTGTTAGGAGATGATGGTCTAACAGTAAAACTAAAATACAATACTACTCCAACTCCTGACACTTGGGAATGGGTTAATTATTATTCTAATGATCCTGAGTCAAGATACAGGAAGAAGCTTATAGTTGAAAACAAAAGAATTATTGACGAAGATTACGCTGTAGGCGTAGACAACCATGGATTCTCTATTGGACCTGTCACTATAGCGGCAACAAAAACAATTACAATCCCTGCAAACTCTAAATACGTGGTAATGAACTAATGGCTTACGGAAAACTAAAAGCGGATACGCTTATATATGATAACAGTGGATCTGATGTTGAAGTAACTCTAGCTTCAATAGTTGATAAAGCTGGTCTAACTTCACCAGACTTTGTTACAGATATAACACTACTAGCAGCTGCTCCTGTTAAACTTAATCAGACAGATAATGCACAATCAATCTCAATTAAGGCACCTGGAACAGGTGTAACTAGTTATACGATTACACTTCCTGCGGTTGTAGGAGCATCAGGTAAAGTACTTAAGACTACTGATGGAGCTGGTGCCTTAGAATGGGGTGATGATGCTACTGATGTGGCAGCAGCTAACCTAACTGGTACAACAATAGCATCTAATGTCGTAACTTCAAGTCTCACCTCAGTAGGTACTATTGCTACGGGAACTTGGGATGCTACAGATGTCGCTGTTGCTCATGGAGGGACTGGAGCCAGTGATTCCTCAACTGCTAGGACAAATCTAGGAGTAGCTGTAGGTAGTGATGTACAAGCTTATGATGCAGACACAGCTAAACTAGATGTCGATCAAAACTGGACAGGAGCACAACGTGGAGCTGTTACAGCGTTAACTGATGGAGCAACTATTGCTGTTGACTTTAACTCTAGTAATAACTACAGTGTAACCCTTGCTGGTAACCGTACTCTCGGACAACCGACCAACATAGTTGTTGGTCAATCAGGTTCTATCTTTGTCACACAAGATGGTACAGGATCTAGAACACTTGCCTATCATGCTGATTGGAAGTGGGCTGGTGGAACTGCACCAACGTTAACAACTACTGCAGCAGCTGTCGATCGTATCGATTACATCGTAGGAGCTGTCTTTCCTGCTAATAAAATTCACGCGGTAGTTACATTGGATGTGAAGTAATGGCAGTACTAAATAATACAGGCATCCTTGCGGGTGCCTCTGCTGCA